TCGCGAACTCTGCAGGTATCGACTGACTTTCTTTCGCGCGGCCCTCTACCCCCAGAAGCCCCCCAAAGCCCCATGCTTATCAGGGACCGAATCCGAGAGCTTCGCCGCGTTCCGGCCTCCGATCTTCGCCCAAACCCGAGGAATTGGCGGACCCATCCGCAGGCCCAGGCCGACGCGCTCCGCGGCGTGTTCGCCGAGGTGGGCATCGCTGACGCGGTCCTGGCCCGGGAGCTCGACGACGGCACGCTCGAGCTGATCGACGGTCACCTCCGCGTGGAGACCCTCGGCGACAAGCCGGTGCCGGTCCTGGTGCTCGACGTGAACCAGGCCGAGGCCGACAAGATCCTCGCGACGCTCGACCCGCTCTCGGCGATGGCGGAGGCGGACGCGGTGAAGCTCGATGCCATCCTGCGTGATCTCGACACCGGGAGCGAGGCGGTCCAGCAGATGCTCGCGGATGTGGCGGCAGCGGCCGGCCTCTACCAGGGCGAGCCGACCGGGATCGTCGAGGACGACGTGCCGGAGCCGCCGGCGGACCCGGTCACGAAGCCGGGCGACCTGTGGATCCTCGGCGAGCATCGGTTGCTTTGCGGCGACTCGACGCGAGCCGAAGACGTCGAGCGCGTGATGGACGTCGAGCTGGCCGACATCTGGCTGACCGACCCTCCGTACAACGTCGCCTACGTGGGCGGGACCGACGAGGCCCTCACGATCGCGAACGACAGCATGCCGGACGCCGATTTCCGTGCGTTCCTCCGCGCGGCCTACGAGCAGGCGTTCGCAGCCCTCAAGCCGGGAGGTGCGTTCTACATCTGGCACGCCGACAGCGAGGGCCTCAACTTCCGCGGCGCCGTCAAAGACTGCGGCCAGCGGGTGCGGCAGTGCCTGATCTGGAAGAAGAACGCCCTGGTGCTCGGACGGCAGGATTACCAGTGGAAGCACGAGCCATGCCTCTACGGGTGGAAGGATGGGGCCGCCCACGAGTGGTATTCGGACCGCTCGCAGACCACGGTGCTCGAGTTCGACCGGCCGACATCCAACGCCGACCACCCCACGATGAAGCCGGTGGCGCTAATCGCCTACCTGATCGGCAACAGCAGTCGCCCGGGCGGGCTGGTGTTCGACAGCTTCCTGGGCAGCGGCACCACGCTCATCGCCGCGGAACAGCTCGGCCGGCGGTGCTGCGGGCTGGAGCTCGACCCGCGGTACTGCGACGTGATCGTCCGCAGGTGGGAACAACTCACAGGAAAGACGGCCTACCTATCAGAGGCCAGCCCAGCATCCGGGGCCATCCTTGAAGCCTCCGGAGCTGGGCATCAGTGATCGCGAAGGTTCCACCCTGCCGATCACCGGAGAACCACCACGCCGCAATCGGGGTGGGGCACATCGACCTCTTCATCGTCCTCATCGAAGCCGCCTCGCTCGAAGGCGTTCTCGATGCTCATGCCGCTTTGGCTGTAAGCCGATTCGGCGATCACCTCGCACTGGTCGAGCTCGTCAACGCTCTCGATCGGAAGGGCCTGCATCGTGTTGCAGATGTCCCCGTAGTTCACCGAGAAGACCACCAGGGCGTCAGGGTCGTGGCCCTCGAGCTCCTCGATCAGTTCGCGGACCGTGTAGGCCCGCTTGGACTCGGCAAGCTTCTCGATTCGGGCGTTCGCAAGTTTCATCGTCGTTCTCCTTTGCTTTGGGTGTCGTGCATGGACACCCGTACATTGCCCTATCGTGTGCCGATAGCAAGTCTCGCGGGGGGCTTTTTTTCTGGGCCGAAATGCCCGCGGAATGTGCGGTATTCCGGAGCCGGAGGGCCCGTCGTGGCGTTGTAAATGGCGCCAACGGCCACGCACGAGAAGCTCGCCGAGGCCAAGAAAAAAGCCCGCGCACAACTGCGGGCCATCGCGGAGCTCGAACGTCGCACCGGCGCTCCTCGCTCGGCCTACGAATCGCATCGTGACAGGCAGGCCGCACGGTCGCGAGAGCAATCGGAGGCGACGCGTGACATCGGCGAGCTGCCGCCGATCCAGGACCTCGCGAGGATGGAGGCCTGCCTCGACTCCTTCCGTGCGTTCTGTGAAACGTACCTGTCGAACACGTTCACGCTCACGTGGTCAGAGGACCACCTCGAGATCATCGCGGCAGTGGAGGCCGCAGTCATCAACGGCGAGCGGCTCGCCTTCGCGATGCCTCGCGGATCCGGCAAGACGTCGCTCGTCGAGGCGGCCGCGTTGTGGGCACTGCTCTTCGGCCACCAGGAGTTCGTGGCGATCGTCGGAAGCGACGAGGGGCACGCCCTCACGATGCTCGAAAGCATCAAGGTTGAGGCCGAGACGAACGAGCTGATCCTGGCGGATTTCCCGGGAGCGGTTTTCCCGATCGTCGCTCTCGACCGGATCCACCAACGGTCCAAGGGGCAGACCTACAAGGGCAAGAGCACCCACATCAAGTGGAAGGAAAACGAGGTTCAGTTCCCGAGCATCCCAGGCTCGCCGGCCTCGGGCGGCATCATTCGCGTCGCGGGGATCACCGGCCGCATCCGCGGCATGACGGCGAAGCGAGCATCCGACGGCCGCAAGGTTCGCCCCGGCCTGGTGCTGATCGACGACCCGCAGACCGACGAGAGCGCGAGGAGCCCGAAGCAGGTCACGGACCGCGAAGCCGTGATCCAAGGAGCGATCCTCGGCCTTGGTGGCCCGGGCCGAAAGGTCGCCGCGCTCGCCACCGTGACGTGCATCGCGAAGGACGACCTCGCCGATCGTCTCCTCGACCGCAACCGGCACCCTGGATGGCAGGGGCGCCGCATGAAGCTCGTCTACGAGTGGCCCACCGCGACCGCACTGTGGGAACAGTACGCGGAGCTGAGGCGTGGCGGACAGCGAGCCGGCCAGGGCGTTGCCAGGGCGAACCAGTTCTACGCCGAGAACCAGGTGGCGATGGACGCCGGATCACGGGTGGCCTGGCCCGCACGAAAGGCCGACGACGAGCTGAGCGCGATCCAGCACGCATGGAACCTCCGGATCGATCGAGGCGAGGCTGCGTTCTTCGCCGAGTACCAGAACGAGCCGATCGAGGATAAGGCCGCGACCGACGCATTGAAGCCAGAGCACGTGACGGACAAGGTGCTCAAGACGGTCGATCAGTCGATCGTGCCGGCCGGCATGCACACCCTCACGTCGTTCGTCGACGTCCAGCAGAACGTGCTGTATTGGGCGGTCCTCGCCTGGGGCGACAAGTTCCGCGGGCACTTCGTTGACTACGGGGTCTATCCCGACCAGGCCCGGTCGTATTTCACGAAGCGTGACCTGAAAGAAACGCTGCAAAAGGCATCCAAGCAGGCACAGGACTCGGCCGCGATCCTGGCCGGCCTCGAGGCACTGACCGATCAGCTCCTCAATCGCGAGTTCGGCCGGGAAGACGAGGACGGAGTCCTGCAGGTCCGGCAGCTCTTCATCGACGCCAACTGGGCCCAGCAGCGAGGAACGGTGCGTGATTTCTGCCGGCGGAACAAGTTCGGCCCACGAATCCTGCCGACGCACGGTCGCTACATCGGCCCCGGCATGAAGCTCATTGGCGAGCGCGACGCGAAGGGGAGCGAGCGAGTCGGTTCGGACTGGATGACCGAGACGATCAAGAAGCAGCAGCACGTCGTCTACGACTCCAACCTCTGGAAGTCTTTCGTCATCAGCCGGCTGAAACTCCCGAAGGGAGATCCTCGCGTCCTGACGCTCCCGAAGGGCACGCATGACCTGCTGACGGATCACCTCACCAGCAGCATGCCCGAGGAACGCAAGGGCAAGGACAAGGTGATGACGTATTGGGCACTGCTTCCTGGTCGCGAAGACGACTGGCTCGACTGTCTCACCGGCGCGGCAGTGGCGGCTTCGTTCGTCGGTATCTCTGACGTCGGAACGGAGGGTGCTCCGATGCGCAAGCGGCGCGTGTACACGAGAGAGGCCCTCGCGGCGCGGCGCGCGGAGCTCATGGCGCGGCAAGGCATGTGATCGTTCGACGCGAAGAGACGCGCCTGGACGGCAGTACACTGAATCTACACACGTGGACGAACGTCCATTTGGAGCGCTTCAGTGTCGGCCGACAACGACGAAATCATCGACGCCGTGGCTGCTGGCCTGACCAAGCCGAAACGCGCTCGGACGGAAGCTGGCGAGGTCGAACACCACGACCTCGAGGAAACCGTTGAGGCCGCCAAGTTCCTGCAGCGGCAGAACGCGACCTCCGGATCTCCCTTTGGTTGCCTGCGACATGCACAGGCCCAGCCTCCTGGAGGCTGCGGCTGATGGCGAAGCGAGCACTCAAGGGAACGGTCACCAGGGCGCGATCGAGCGGCCGAAAGCAGGCCGCACCGGCGAAGCGGAACAGCCCGCTCGTGAAGGCGAGGCAGACGATCGCCAGCCAGAAGGAGACCATCCGGACGATGGTCCGCGCTCGGTACGACGCGGCCCAGGACACCGATCTCAATACTCGCCATTGGTCGATGGCCGATTACCTTTCGGCAGACGCCGCACTCTCGCCGGCTGTCCGCCGAAAGCTCCGTGCAAGGGCTCGCTACGAGGCCCAAAACAACCCGTTTGTGGCCGGAATTGCGGAGACGCTTGCGACCGACCTGGTCGGTAAGGGTGCTCGCCTCCGTCTCGATATTCCTGGTGCCCGCCTCGAAGCGGTTCAGGCCGTCGAGCGTCGGTTCTACGACTGGACGGTCGCCGTCGATCTCGCAGAAAAGCTGCGGATCATGCGGTCGGCTCGTGTCACAGACGGCGACCCGTTCGCCATCTGGTTCACGAACCCTCGCCTCCGCGGTGTGCAGCTCGACCTTCGGCCGATCGAAAGCGACCAGGTCGCCGATCCGAGCATGCGGCTCGACACCGGCTCCGTCGACGGCTTGAAGTTCGACGTCTACGGGAACGTCGTCGAGTACCACATCCTCCACGACCATCCGGGGGCTGGCACGTGGCGAGCGGCGGTCACCGGCGGCCGGTGGGTGCCGGCTGAGGACGTCGTGCATTGGCCGCACCTGACCAGGCCCGGCCAGCACCGCGGCGTCGGGCAGATCATCCCGGCCCTCGAGCTGTTCGCCCTGCTTCGTCGGTTCACTCTGGCAACGGTCACGGCCGCGGAAGTGGCCGCGCTGTTCGCCGCGATCATGAAGTCGAACCTCCCGCCGTCCCAGAGGTCTGCGGAAGAGGGCGACGGCATTCCTCCATTCGAGACGATGCCGCTCGTTCGCGGCATGATCACCGCCCTCCCCGATGGCTGGGACGCGACGCAGCTCAAGGCCGAGCACCCCACGAAAACCTACGCGGAGTTCGAACGCCGGCTCCTCACGCAAGCGGCCCGGGCATGCAACATGCCCTACATCGTCGCCGCGATGGACGCGACTGGGGCGAACTACTCCACGATGCGAGGCGACTACCTCGTCTATCGCAAGCACCTCGACACCGAGCGGAGTGTGGCCGAGCGGATCGTTCTCGACCCCGCCCTCTCGCGGTGGCTCGAAGAGGCGATGTTCATCGACGGGTTCATTCCGGACGGCCTGCCGCCGTTCGATCAGTGGAACTGGTCGTGGGCCTGGGATGAATTCGGCCACATCGATCCCAAGAAGGAAGCCGAGGCGGAGCACATCCGGCTTTCCAGCCATGCGACCACGCTCGCCCGGCTCTACGCAGCTCGCGGCATGGACTGGCGCGAGGAGCTCGAGCAGCGGGCCGTCGAGATCGAGTTCATGAAGAAGCGCGGCCTCACGATGGCCGACCTCCAGCCGGCTGCGTCGTCTGAGGACGACGAGGACCAGGAGGAAGACGAGGACGCCGAGGAACTGGAGGAGGCTGCGGCCTGAACCGAATGCCTGCACATCGCGAACGCAATCTTCGGATCATCGGCGAGGCCACGATTTCCTCGCCAGAGATCCGTGCCGACGGTCAGCCGGACGGCAACGCTCGTTTCTCGCTCGTCGGCTACACGGGGGCCTCGATCCGCCAGTGGTGGAGCCGTGTGCCGCTCGTCGTGGATCTCGCCGGCATGGACACGAGCGACCTCATCGCCGTGATGCTCGGCCACCAATACGACATGGATCACGCCGTCGGCCAGGCGAGCGAGGTCAAGAACGACGGCAAGGTACTCGTGGTCGCCGGCGATGTGATCGGTGAAGGCGAGGAAGTCGAGAAGGCTCTCCGCCTCGCTCGCCGCGGGTGGAAGTTCCAGGCGTCGATCGGTGCGGATGTGAATCGCATCGAGCGTGTCGAGCAGGGAGCCAAGGTCAAAGTCAACGGCCGGACCTTCGAAGGCCCGGTCGACGTGGTGCGTGCGTCCACGCTCCGCGAGGTCTCGATTGTTTTGTTTGGTGCCGACAGCAAGACGTCGGCCGCGATCGCTGCGGAAGCGAATGGAGATGACCCGATGGCGAAGAACGCCAACCAGACGCCCGACGAGACTGATGTCTCGGCGGAAGCCCCGGCGAAGGTCGCCGCGGGGAAAGATTCCATCCTTCCTGGCGTCAACGCCAAGACCGGTGGTGACGGCGCCTCGCTCGTCGAGGAAGGCTCGGTGTCGGCTGAGGCCATCGCCCAGCTCCGTGCCAGCCTCCGCGATGAGGTGAAGGCCGAGGTCATCGCCGAGGTGCGGAAGGAGGTGCTCGGGAAGATTCGGGGCGGTCGCCCTGACGCTCCTGGTCAGGCTCCTGCCGGCATCGTCCGCGGCGACGACCAGTCCGACGGCGACACTGTCCAGGCGGCTTTGTGCCTCCGGGGCGGGCTGCGGAACATCGAGAAGCAGTTCAGCGAGCGCACGCTCGAGGCGGCTGCCAAGATGAACCGCGAAGGCTTCGGCCTTCAGGAGTGCCTCGTCCAGGCGGCCCGGGCCAACGGGTACACCGGCAGCAGCCGCGTTCGGAAGGAAAACCTCCGAGAGGTGCTGCGGTTTGCCTACATCCAGGGCTCCGCGACGCACGACATCAGCGACGTGCTGAGTGGTGTGTACGGCAAGCACCTCCTCGACGGGTTCTTCTCGGTCGAGCCGGGCTGGAACGCCATCGCCCGCGAGCGAAACGTCAGCGACTTCAAGGAAGTCACCGGCGTTCGCGTGGTCGGCGGCTTCGAGTACGAGGAAGTCGGGAACGACGGGGAGCTGGCGTCGGCTGACGTTGGCGACGAGAAGCGGACCGTGAAGGCGAAGACCTACGGTCGGCTGTCGAGCATCACTCGCCAGGACATCATCAACGATGACCTGGACGCGTTGTCCGACATTCCTCGCCACCTCGGCCGCGGTGCTGGGCTCAAGCTCAACACCGAGTTCTGGACGGAGTACCAGGCGAACAACGCGACCTACTACGCGAAGCGTACGGCCCACGCCGACAACGCTTTCTCGTTGACGTCGCTCGAGCTGGCCGTCACGGACTGGCGGAAGCTCAAGGGGCCGGACAACCAGCCGCTCGGCATCATGCCGAAGCTGCTCGTCCTGCCTCCGGAGCTCGAGATCAAGGCCGCCAAGATCATGGGCAGCGACCTGCTCATCACGGGCAAGGACGTGACCGAGGGCAACCGCAACCCGTTCGCGGGCCGGTATCAGCTCGTGGTCTCGTCTTACCTGACGAGCGCGACGACCTGGTGGCTCGGGGCCGACCCCCGCGACCTCCCGGCGATGGTCGTGGCTTTCCTCGACGGCATCAAGCAGCCGACGGTGGAGAGTGCGGACGCGGACTTCTCGAAGCTGGCCATCCAGATGCGAGGGTTCTTCGACTTCGGCGTCGCCAAGGGCGAGTCGAAGGGCGTCTACCGCATGGCGACTGCCTGATCGATCGGCGTGATGAAAAAGGGCCTGGGGGCTGGCGACGTGCCGGCCCCCAGGCAATCGGTTCTCTCAATTCACATTCTCGGAAAGGTTGGTGATCTCAAATGTCTGCTGCGTACGTTTCTCCTGGCAACTCGATTCCCTACACGCCGGGCACCGACGTTGCCGTCAAGACGATGGTGCCGATCGGGACCCAAATGACCGGCGTCGCGACTCGTCCGATCCCGGCCAACACGAAGGGTTCTCTCGACGTCGAGGGGCTTTTCAGGGCCGCCAAGAAGACCGGCGCCAGCACCGACTGGGCCCTTGGCACGATGGTCTATCTCGATCAGTCGGAGGCCCACGTGACGCACGTCGAGGGTGATGGCGACTCGTTCGCAGGCATCACCGTCGAGGCGACGACGACCGCCGCGACCGACGTGCTCATCAAGCTCAACGCTGTCGGCCCGCAAGGCCCGCAGGGTGAGCCTGCCTAATCACCAGCGTGAGTGGGCCGGGGCTCGGACGTGCCACGTCTGGGCCCCGGCCGCTGGGCTGACTGGAGGTTTTTCGTGGGCGACATGATCGCGGAAGGCGAGGCGATGTTCGAGGAGACTCGCCGGCTCCACATGTCGATCGACGCCCTGTACTGGCCGGTCGACGAGCCGGAGGTTTCCTACGAGATCAAGGCCACGCTCGTGGTCGGCAAGTGGGACATGATCGATGCGGCACAGCAAATCATCCGGATCGAGACAAAGGATTTCTTCGTTTCAACCGCGGACTATCCAAACGAGCCAAAGCGACGCGACCGGATCACTTACATGGCGGGTGAGGAGGAGCGGGTGTTCGAGGTGACGCTCCCGAAGGGGCGAGACAAGGAGTGGGCCTGGGCGAGCCGCAGCGAAAACCTGCGACGAGTCCACACGATCCGTCGGGCCCTGCCGACTGCGGTGTTCGTTGACGGTGTGTTTGAACCAGGAGTTTTCGCGGCATGAGCATCGCAGGCCTCGTCAAGCGATTGGTGGTCGGCCGGCCCCTCACGGCCGCCGAGCACGACACGAACCTCACGCTGATCGAGGGCGCCGTCGATCTCAAAGCCCCGATCGCCAATCCGACATTCACCGGCACGGTCGCGGGCGTCACGAAGTCGATGGTTGGACTCGGGAACGTCGACAACACGTCGGACGTGAACAAGCCCGTCTCGACCGCTCAGGCCACGGCAGACACGGCCGTCGCGACCGCCGCGGCCACCGACGCGACGACGAAAGCAAACGCGGCTCAGTCTGCCGCTATCGCAGCAGCAGCTACGGACGCTACCACGAAGGCAAACGCCGCCCAGGCCCACGCGATCCAGCGTGGCAACCACACCGGCGAGCAGGCTATCAGCACCGTGACGGGGCTCCAGGCGGCCCTGGACGGGAAGAGCGCCACCGGGCACGGCCATGCAATCGCGGACGTGAGCGGCCTGCAAACGGCCCTCGACGGCAAGCTCGCATCGAACGACGCCAGCGTGACAAACGCGAGGGAGTGGACTGCCGAAACGATCAGCCAGGAGGAAGCTGAGGCCGGAGTTTCGACCACCCGCCGGGCGTGGACGGCCGTCCGGGCATTCCAGGCCATCGCGGCCTGGTGGGCCGCAAGCTCGGCGAAAACGAAGCTGGACGGCATCGCGACTGGCGCGACGGCGAACGCATCAGACTCGCAGCTCCGAGACCGCACGACGCACACCGGCGAGCAAGCGATCTCGACCGTCACGGGATTGCAGTCGGCGCTCGATGGCAAGTCAGCCACGGGCCACGCTCATTCGGCGAGTGACATCACCTCCGGCACGATGGCGACCGCGAGACTCGGAAGCGGCACGGCGAACTCCTCGACTTTTCTTCGGGGCGACCAGACCTACGCGGCTCCGCCAGTCACGAGCGTCGACGGTTCGACTGGCGCGGTCACGGTCACGAAGTCGGAAGCGTTCGACTTCACGGCAACCAGCAAGCCTGATAGCGCGACCGGCTCGGGTGGTAGTTACACATGGTCAATTCCAGCGACGGCGAAAGCCGTAAAAATCTTATGCGTCGGGGCAGGTGGAGGCGGTGGTAGTGGTCGCAGGGGTGCTGCCTCGTCGGCGCGATGCGGCGGCGCGGGCGGTGGCGCGGGCGGGTGGAGCGAAACTTCGCTACTAGTGTCACAGCTTGAATCGCTTTCGTGTTCCATCGCTGCTCCATCTGGAGGAGCTGGTGGTGCTGGAGTCTCAACCGACGACACAAACGGGAACGCTGGATCAAACGGCGCGAGCGCGTCAGTGACTATCAACTCGAAGATCGTTGCAATGTCATTCGGCGCAACGGGCGGATCAGCTGGTGCGGCAGCGACATCTTCTACAGCCGGCAATAACATTTGGGCCAGTCAGTGGTCGCCTGCTGGGGGGGGCAATGGTCGATCTGATGCGGCCGGCGCCGGCGCCGGCTCAACAACAACCTTCACGTCCGTCGGGGGTGGCGGCGGCGGCGGCGTCGACTCATCAAATAACCAGTACGCAGGCGGCGCAACTTCGATTCCGATCGGCCTTGCTAGCGGAACTGCCGCGAGCGGCGGAACTGCTGGTGGCGGTAACGGAAGCAGTGGTGGCACTCGCGGTTTCCTGGGCATGGGTGGCAGCGGCGGTGGTGGGAACAACGCCGGTGCTGGAGGCAACGGTGGAAACGGTGGGGCGCCGGGCGGAGGTGGTGGAGGTGGCGGAGGCTGCCTGAACGGATTCACCAGCGGTGCGGGGGGTAATGGTGGCAGCGCTTTAGTCCGCATAACGGTTTACTACTGAGGCTCAAAATGGCTCTCGCAATCCTGAACGCTGAAGGCAAGGTCGTGACATTCGTGCGGCCTGACGTGCCTGCAGGCTGGGCTCCACCGGAAGGATGCACGGCGGTCCCCGCGGACCAACTCCCCGAAGGTTGGGAGCGAGCGGAAGACGAATCACCGGTGCCTCCTCAAGTGTCGGCGAGGCAGATTCGGCTCTGGCTAGTCGCTCATGGCGTGAGCATGGCGACCGTCGAAGCTGCCATCGACTCGATTCAAGACGCGGCAACACGCGAGGCTGTTCGCGTCGAGTGGGAATACGCCCCATACGTCGATCGTTCCCACGCTTGGCTCGTGCCGATGGCAGCCGCTCTCGGGTTCACGAGCGAGCAGATCGACCAGGCGTTTCGGGAGGCGGCGACGCTATGAGCTCCCCCCACATCCAACGCACGATCGGCAAGGCCCTCGCGACGGCTCTCTCGGCCTACACCTGGCCGGCTCCGATCACGACCATCGGCGCCGTATATCGACGCATGGCGGACTTCGACCGGGAGGAGACCGAGCAGCTCCGCGTGACGGTTTCTCCGGGGACCACGACCTGGGACGAGGCCACCGGGATGCAGACGGCCCCGCGTCGCTCGAATGCCGCGGCGGTCACGCTCAATATCGGGATCACGCAGGTGGTCAGCACCGATGAGGAGATCGAGGCCCTCGAGGACCTCGGCATGGCGATCCAGGACGCCATCCGCAGCGACCACTTCAAGAACGACCTGCCGGCCGGCGTCGACATCCTCGATGTCGCGGAGGTTTCGGTGCCGAGCGAGGTCGACCAGCGTGACCAGTTCACGACCAACATCGGTGTTATGTTCGGCATTTATCTGCCGATGATCCCTGCCCCGGCTCCGTGAGGTGAGTCATGGCGTTTGGGATCAATCCGGGTGCCCTCGGCAACCTGCTGAGCATGCGGATCCACAAGTCGATGTTCTTCGACCGGGCCCGCGTGATCTCGGCCCTCTCGCGCTCGGAGTTCATCGGGCTTTCCCGTGGCTCGCTCCTGGTCCGCCGCACCGCCCAGAAGTCGATCAAGAAGGTGGGCATGGCGAAGCCGATCCCCAAGGTGGTCGGCATGAATTCCGGGCTTTCGCTTGCGGACATCGCCAGGCTGCCGGGAATGACGACGGAACGCGCGGGGATCATGCGGGACGGCCGCGGGCGTTTCCTCAGAGGCTCTGGCGGCCTTCGGTCTCGCGAGGGGCTCATCACCGAGGCCGACCGCCGAAAGGTCCTCCAGCGGATCCGCGAGATCAAAACCAAGCCGCCATCCGCCCCGGGCACGCCACCGCACACGCATGCCCCCGTTGGTCACATGCTTGGGTTCCGCCGGAACCTCTACAACGCCTACGACAGCTCGACGCATTCCGCAGTCGCCGGCCCATCTCACAAAGGGCACCCCGTCCCGCGGCTCCATGAGTTCGGCGGAACCATCAAGCTCGTCGCGTGGGTGGTGATCCCGAGGTGGGAGCCAAATCGGAAGCCGATTATCCGTTGGGTGTCGCAACACACTCCCATGGGCAGTCGCTGGAAGAGGGTCGGCAAGGAGAAGACTGTCGTCTATCCACCGCGCCCATTCATGCGACCGGCTCTCGCGAAGTGCCGGCCTCAGCTCGCCGAGTTGTTCCGCAACACCTTCCGCGGCTGAGACGCGCACGGGGCGTCATATACTGGCGTTCAGGTGCCACAGGCACCGCTTTGAACGCCGTTTTTCGAGGAATTCCCGATGGCCCAGACGATCAATCTCGGCAAGGATTACACGATCTCCGGCGCGGTCGAGAACGTTTCCGACCTCACAGTGAAGATTGAGGCCGAGAAGATCGAGGCCACGACCAGGGCCGGCACTCTGCCGCTCAAGCGTTACGTCGCCGGCCTCCCGAAGAAGACGTTTGAGTGCACGATTCTTGCCGAGGCCGCCACCACGTTCAGCGTGGGCGCCTCCGTCGCCATCACGTGCTCTGACCACACGGGCAACCTCATCGTCGTGAAGGCCCCCCGCAGCGAGCCCAAGGAGGGTTTCGTGACCTACAAGCTCACGCTGACGACCGGCACCGCCTCCGCCAATCCAATCGCCGTCTGATAGGAGCCTGAAAGAATCATGGGTGTGAAGATCCTCGGCCGAGACCAGGTTTCGAGCATTCCTGGCGTGGCGAACGACGACATCGAGTCCGTCGAAATCGGTGCCGATGGCGACGAGCTCGACGCGACGGTGTTTCTGGGAACCGCCTTGACGCAGGTCGAAACCCAAGTCGGCCTCGTTGACATCCCTGTCGTGTGCAACTGCACCCACCACACCGCGACCGTCGGTGACCAGGGCACGTTCGAGGTCGGCAAGGTTGATGACACGTCGCTCGAGTCGGAGCTGGTCGTCATCGACATCGAGAAGACGGTCACGCCCAAGGGTCGCGAGGGATACAAGATCTCCTACGCGCTCACTCCGCTGCCGCCTCCGTGATCCCGGGCATCCTCATGAGTGACCGATGCCGACCCAAACGATCCTCCTTGGCCGCGACCAGAACGCCTACCTGGACGGGGAGATCCTCGAAGGCACTCGTGATTTCAACATCGATGTCGAGGGCCGCACGGTGGAGGTCACGCCTCCCGGCCACGACTGGGCCTCGACCCTCGTTATCAGCGCCGACGCCACCATCACGATCCAGATTCTCTGGAAGAACAACTACGACCGGTTCAAGGCGAAGTTCAATCAACACCCGCCCAAGCCCATGACGCTCTCGATCAGCAACGTGGCTGTGGAGCTGCCGGTCGTCATTGTCGGCTCGCCGATCACGGTCTCGCTCCGCGGCCTTATGTCGTGGCAGGTGCGACTCAAACCCTGGTTCCTTGGAGAGTGATGATGGCCAATTCGTTCAAGACGCTGGACGGCCGCGAGTACCACATCCGGATCACGATGGGCGTCGTGCGTCGCACGGAGAAGATCCTGGGCGAACGGCTCACGGTGATCTTCGTGAAGCCTGAGCTGCGAGAGAAGTACCTCCACAACGATCTGATGTTCATGGACGTGCTCTGTGCGATCCTCAGCAGGCAGATCGAAAAGGCCGGCATCACTCGGGAGGATTTCGAGGAGGAGCTTCCGCCTGACACGTTCCGCATCGCCTACGACCTGGTCCTGGAGGGCCTCGCCTATTTTTTCGAGGAGCCCCTTCGGGGGCTGATTCTGAAAAACCTCAAGAAGGCTCGGGAGCTGACGGACGAGCTGAAGGATCAACTCAGCGCCGCCGCGGACGAAGAGAGCCAAAAGCTCGACAAGATGACTCTGGAGAGCCTGGTGAATTCGTTGACCCCTACGAGCTCGCCATCGAGTTCGCCGGTCAATGCGGCGTAAAGCCTTGGAGCTACACGTTCCACGAGCTGTTCGTGATGGCGTGGGGCAAGTCGAACGAACAATGGAACCACACGGCATCGCTCATGGGCCTGCTCGCTCAAATCAACGCGGACACCAGCAGCGGCAAGGCCCCGACCGCATACACGTTCCATCCATACCTGGATGAGCCCGCCGAGTTCGTCGACTCCCAGCCGGCTACGGCCGCGTTCTTGAAGTCGATCGGGTTCCGCGAGGTCACGCGAAAGGCGGGTGACCCATGAGCATTTCCGGAGCCGTCCGTGCCGGCGGTGCCTACGTCGAGATCTTCGCCAAGGATGGTCCGTTCCAGCAGGCCCTGGATCGCGTCCAGGCGAAGATGAACCAGACCGGTGCCGCCATGCAGCGGTGGGGCATGAACGCTGCCATGGGCGCTGGAATGATCGCCGTCCCTATGGGGCTGGCGGTCAAAAGCTTTGCCACATTCGACGATGCCATGCGGTCGGCCGGCGCCGTCTCGCAGGCGACAGGTCCGGAGCTCGAGGCCCTGACGGCCAGGGCCCGGCAGCTCGGCGCCACGACAAGTTTCACGGCCACCCAGGTCGCGAGCCTCATGGGCGAGCTGGGCCGCGCGGGCTTCAAGCCCGACGAGATCATGGTCATGACATCGGCCGTCATGGACCTGGCCCGGGCCACGGGCACGGATGCCACGCTTTCGTCGGGGATCATGGCGGCCAGTCTGCGGCAGTTCAATCTTGGCGCGGGCGACGCGGCTCGGGTGGCCAATACCCTCACGGCCGCGGCGAACATGTCGTTCAACTCGGTTGAGAGCCTGGGCGAGGCGTTGAGTTACGCCGGCCCGGTCGCGGCCCAGACAGGGATGACGATCGAAGAAACGGCCGCCATCCTTGGCACGCTCGGCAACGTCGGCATCCAGGGGAGTAACGCCGGAACGGCCTTGCGACGTCTGCTGACGATCACCGGAGCCGAAGCCGCGTCGCTCAAAGACATTTTCGGCGTGGCGTTTCTCGATGCTGCCGGCAACGTACGGCCGCTGGTTGACACCCTTGGCGAGGTGGCGGCCGTCACTGCGAACCTTTCGAGCGGAGAGCGGCTGCAAAAATTCAACGCGGCATTCGGTCTGCTTGGCATCACCGGAGCCCAGGCGATCGCAGGCACCGTCACCGAAACCAGGAAGCTTCATGCCAACATCGTGGCCGCCGGCGACGTCGCAGCCGATACGGCAAAGAAGATGGACGCCGGCCTCGGCGGGGCGATCCGTTTTCTGACTAGTGCCGTTGATGATGTTTCGATCGCGTTCGGAAACGGTCTCGCTCCTTCCCTGATGAACGTGGCCGGCTTCCTCACGAAGGTTGCCGGCGGCATCGGCTGGCTCCTCGACGGATTCCCGATCCTTTCGACGATCGTTGGAACGGCAACCGGCAGCGTCCTGACATTCGGCCTCGGGGCGATCGGCATCGGCTACGCGATGAAGGTGATGTCGGCAGGGATCGGGCTTGTGCAGTCGGTGCTGACAGGCCTGCCAATGCTGCTCAATCCCGTGGTGGCGATTATCGTCCTCGTTGCAGGTGCGATCGGGCTTGTGGTCTACGCAGCGCGTCAGCTCTCGCCATCGTTCCGGAAGTCCACCGACGACATGATGGCGTCGATCAAGAAGTTCTCGGCGGAGTTTCTTGGGGTCCAAGCGGAGCTCAAGAAATCTAAGGAAGGTGGGGCTGGCGGTGCGGACCTGGCGGCCGGCCCGACGAAGGCCGAGCTGGAAAAGGTCAAGCAAGACGCAGCCGCGTGGCTGGCCCGCGTCGAGGGTGACAAGTCGGCAGCGACCGGAGTTGGATCCGGAATGTCGCCCGGCCCTGGTGCCCCGACTGACTTCGGGCCCGGCGGCAGCCTCGATGTAGCCTCGTTCGCTCGCAACCCAAACTCGGACGACCCTGCCGGCCTCTACGATCGCCCGTCAGGCGGGCCCTCACGGTTCGACATGCCGCGAGCCACGCTCGGCACGTTTGGTGACGCCGTCGGCCTTGGCATCGCGCCCGAGCTCGCAAACCTCGAAACGCCGGTGAGCGAGACGGCCTTCAACACCGGCCGCATGGCCGACCTGATGGAGCAATCGCAGGCTGCCGGCGGAAACGTCCTGCCGGGGGCGGACTCACCTCGAGCTGCTGCGGCTGCCAACGGTGCCCAGCAGGTGGTGCAACAGGCCGCCGGCATGACAGAGGTCATCGCCACGATGAAGGCCGGCCTGGCAGACGTGGTCAAGGCTGTTGAGGCTCACGCGAAGCTCACCTCGAAGGGCAATGAGACGCTCGAGAAGATCCGGCACGGGATCCTGGACTTCGGAGGTGCCTTCGTATGACGCTCCTTGCAGACGTCCGCGTTTGGGAAAAGTCGGACAGCATGTCCGGCGAGGTCACGAACGAGAGCGAGTCTGGCCAGATCGAGAAGGTTCGTCGCAGCTACATCATGGGCCGCGTCGACAGCTTCAATCGGGCTGTCGCGATCATGAACACGTACGCGCCGCCGTATGTGAGCACCGATGGTTCCGGCAAGTATTGGTCGCGAAAGCGGCTCTCGCTCACGGGCATCGGAAACTACTACTGGGACGTCGTCGCCGATTACCAGACGCTGGTGACGAAGGGCCAGGGAGGCGGCGGGGGCGACGGAGAGAACCCCGAGGAAGAGGAAGACGACACCAAGATCTACCCGGGCTCCATCGCCTGGGACACGACCGGCCGCACTGAGAGGATCTACCAGGCCCTCGACGAGACGGTCTACCCAAACACCCAGCCGAAGTTTGACCGGGCAATCAACGTCAACGCCCAGGGCGTGCAGGGCGTCGACGTCGTCAAGCCCGGGATGCGGTATTCCGAGACGTGGATCTTCCCGGCCGGCGTCGCGATGAGCGAGGAGTACATCCGAGCCGTCGAAACGCTCACGGGCACGCTTTGCCTGGTCAAGTTCCGCGCCTTCGCAGTGGGCGAGTGCCTGTTCATGGGGGCACGCTGCAACTGGCAGGGTGACCAGCCTTTCGCCACGCTCACGTTCGATTTTGAGTGCCGGCCGAACATCGCCGCGTTCAAAGTGAACAGCGATGAGTACGACGACGAGATCCCGGCGTTTGAGAAGCTCGGCTGGGAATACGTCTGGATTCGCTACCAGGACGACGTGCAGAGCGACACGCTGATCCGCCGGCCCATCGCGGCCTACAAGAACCGCGTCTACGAATTCGACAACTGGGCTTCGCTCAAGATCGTTTCGGAGAACGGCCCTGGCCGGCCAGTGTCACCGCTGATCCCGCAGCTCCCGGCAGGCGACCAGTTCATCGCAAACCTGGGGATCTGACCATGGACCCAAGGCTGGGAGTTCGCCCCGGGCAGCGGATCGCGGTCGCCGCCGACCATATCAACTTTGTCAACGGCCTCATGAAGGAGCCGAAGGCGAATGGGGGTGGGGCCATTGCGATGGCGGCCCCGCCCTACACGATGCTGCGATGCAAGAACAACAGCGGAAGCGTGGTCCCGCAGTTCGGTGTGCTGGCGATCACCGGCCTCGCGGTCGCGTTCACGTCGCCGCAGTTTAAGTCGGAGCCCGTCCTCACAGGTGGCACCCCGACAGCATCGTCGGCGTCGTGGTGTGTGGCATTGGAGCCGATCAAAGCCGGCAAGACGGGCCCGGTGGCCGTTGCGGGCGTGACGCAGACAAAGATCAACGTCAGTGACGCTGGTCATGCGTGGTGTCATCCCGGCACGACTGTGAACGAGCTGGTTTCTGACTGCATGGGCTCGGCCAAGATCATCGCCAAGGAATCCGGCACCGGTGCCGGCAAGCTCGCATTCATTCAGCTTGGGTTCCGCGACCTTCGGCTCGTGACAGACTTCGACGAAGAGGCCGTTCGGCAATTCCTCGTTCACGAGGAAGGATGCTTGAAGTGGCTCGACGAGCTGAGCTGCGAGGAGTTGGAGGGCTTGTGAGAAGGCCAGTGACCAGCGCCGGCAAGGTTCTGGTGACAAACCCGTTCTCCGGGACGCAGGTTGTCACCCGGTCGCGTTGTCTGCCCGATACCCTCACGGTCACGCTCGGCGGCTTCGCGACGGCCTTCCCGGCTGTCAGCAGAATCCCGCTCGCGTTCAGCTCGTGCCAGGGCGAAGGCGCCGCCGGCTACGTGAACGCCCCGGAACCTGGCTCCACCCCGGGCCCGGTCGACACACCGATCCTTACGGCGGGTGGCGGAGGGTATGCGGCGATCGGCAGGGTGGAACCGACGATCACCGGAGACAGCAACTCGACCGTTACTTTCACGCTTGCCGAGGAGGCTGGCGATTGCGACTGGCCCTACTGGCGGATCGCATCGGCGGCCGTCGTCGACGGCGGCGACGAGGGGTCTTACACGGACAATCAGCAGTTCTACCTCTACTACGGCCCAGAGGTGATGGAGGTGTCGCCCGCGTATCTGCGGGTTCGCACGGTCCGGGCCGCGCCGACGATCGTGGCCGACTTGTCGGGAGCGATCGGCACTGGCGGCGCCCTGTCGGTGAACCTGTCCGCCGGCACGGACCTCGATGGCCGTGACATCTGGGGCGTAGACACTCTGAGCATCGACACGGCCGGCACCGGCTACGTTGTCGATGACCCGATCGCCTTCGTGGTCACCGATGGGCAGGAGTCCTATTCGGCATTCGGCCGCGTCACATCCGTTGGCGGCAGCGGAGAAATCACGGGATACGTGATCGACTCCCCGGGCGAGTATTTCAAAGACACCGGCGTGGCCGACATCATCGTTGTCGACGATGGCGGCGTTTACTACGAGGAGGACCCAACCGAGCCCGCCCTACTGGCGGACGTGACCGCAACCGTGGACGGTGGCGGAGGCACGGGCGCGACCTTCACGATCTCGATCGACGATGATCCCGAGAGTCCAACGTTTGGGAGCCTGACGGGGATTGCTCTCGACGACGGCGGCGACGATTACAACGGTTCCGACTACGTGCGGAGCTGCTGCGACACAGCCCTGGACGGCAGGACGTTTGTTCTCCGAAAGGGGGCGCGGCCCTGTGCTCGCGAGGGCCAGGTCGACAGCAATGACAACGCCACCGACTACTACCCTGTTTCGGAAGGCTGGCCGCTTTACCCGTACCTGGCTCATTTCTGCCGAGAGACAGCGTCGGTTCCTATGGACGACTGCCAGGCGAGCCGGCCGGCTTGCGTCTACGAGCACCGTTTTTGCACGGGCAATGCCGCCCACGCCACCCGCGGAGCGCTGCAAGTTGTCTGGCGAGGTCCAGAAAAGCCCGCCTACGTGGTGCTCATCACTGAGTCGCCAGTCGGAAGCCCCACCCCGCTTCATTCGATGACCTGCGACGTTCTCATGACGGCCGAGACGCTCGTGGGTGTCGACGATCCAATCGAGTTCGAGGCCTCACACCCGAGCGGCACCACAGCATCCGTGTCGGAAGGTGGCACCTACGACGAAAACAACCAATGGGCCGGCCCGTACTCATGCCTGCCATGCTGCCAAGGTGACGCGGCTCCACCCGAAGAGGTGACCGTTTCCTACACGTATCCAACTGGTCTGATCGCTCACATTCAGTCGTATTGGAGCGTGGATGAACCGACTGCGATCGAGATGGCTTGGACACACTACCAAGCGCCACCGGAAGGCGATCACGTACTCACCCTGCAAGAGGGCGGCACTTCATGGAATGGCGACTACCTTTTCGTGGAGGTTGTGCCGTGTGCCACACAAAACCCAGGGCCACCTCGAGCGACGTGGGGGTTCCGGGAGGTATTGGAGTTCGATTCCGCGGGGAACGGATCCATCGAAGACACTCACGAGTGCAACCATTGCAACAAGAAGTGCATGACGGTTTTCGGTGGTGGTGGTAGCTACGGCTTGTTCTACGGTGAAAACGGCTGCGCATCTCGGTGCCAGGATTCCCCTATGTGTGGCCCAGCCGCCGGCACGTATCCGCACCGGATCAGCGCCTATGCCTTCACGGGCTTCGGATCGATGGTGATCGCATGACGCAATGCAGCTACGATCCTGTGACGCTCACCTGCACGACGTGCGGCCATGTCGCCCGCAGGCTGCCGACGTTTCGCAACTGCAAGCCGCCGCCGAAACCATACGACCCGAAGGCTAAGAAACCCGCCGGCCCGCCAGGACCAGGCCACTTCACCAAGCGGATGCTGTCGTGGATCGGTATCGACGCCACCGAGGACTGCGAGTGTGGCCCGATGGCGGCCGAGATGGATGCCCGCGGGCCGGATTGGTGTGAGTCGCCCGAGGCTCTGGAGAAGATCCTCAAGGTCATGCGGCGGGAGCATCGCAAGCGGCGGCTCCTGATTCCGTGGAGCGATGCCGCGGCGATCGGTGTCGTCAAAACGGCATGCTCGCTCGCGCGTCGGGCCGCCGGGGCTGCACGCCTGCCCAGGTATACTGACGTTCACGAGGAGCAAACGCATGGCAGCGGTCACCCAGCGACCTGAAGACAAGGCGATCACGCTCGTTCAGGGCGACGACCTGGTGTTCGACGTGCGTGTCGAGCTCGACCTCACCGGCTACACGGTCACGTCCGGCATCTACAACAGCCAGCTCGTGGCTCCCGAGGTTGAGTTTGAGCCCACCTTGGTGGTCGACCCAGAGCCCTCTCCGACACCTCCGGAGACGGTCCACACCATGATCGAGGTCACGATTCCAAAGACGATCACGGCCGCCCTCGATTCCAGGAAACCCTGGTACTGGTTCCTTCGGTACGAGTCCGCCGGCGGAGTTGTGCGGACCGCTTTCATGGGGAAGGTTGCCGTCATCGTCGCTCCTCCAGAACCCGCCTAATTGGTATTGACGCCGGTGCAGACCAGGTGAGGATGCCGCCGCTCATTCCCCTGGAGCCATGACGATGCACGGCGACGGACTGCCTGACGACCTGCCCAAGAAGTTTGTCGAAGAGAACGAGCAATTCACGTTCATTCCTGCGGAGCCTCTCAAGGAGGCCGTGTTCGACAAGCCCTTCCAGGTGGGCGGCCTGAAAGCGTCGCAGCTCGAGGCCCGCTGGGGTTCGACCCAGGACAAGGTCAACAAGCTCCGACAAAGCGTCGCCGAGCACGACCCCGGCACGGTGGTAGCTCTCGCCGAAGGCGATGACGCCCCGGATGGTGAGCTGGTCTGGTCTGCGTCCGTTGACCGCGGAGACATCGTCACGCTGCCTCCCGGATATGAGCCGCAGCAAAACCGTGCACCGACGCGGCTGATCGGGATCCACGGCCGGGCCGGCAGCGGCAAGACCACGGTCGCCGAAATGATCCCGGGCGCCACGGTGATCCAGCTCGCAGACCCCATTTACGCGATGCTCGAATGCTGCCTCGGCGTGCACGAGAAGTGGCTCCGCCGGCCGGCCATGAAGGCCCGTGAAATCCCGTGGATCGGCAAGAGCCCGCGACAGCTCCTGCAGACGCTCGGCACCGAATGGGGCCGCCGCATGGTCTGCGACGACTTCTGGATCAAGATCCTCGGGTTCAGGATCATGGCGCTGCAGCGAAGCGGCGCGAGTGTGATCGCCGTGGCCGACGTTCGTTTCGAGAACGAAGCCGAGTTTCTCAGGTCGGTCGGCGGCGAGATCTGGCACATCTTGCGTCCTGGCACAGATCAGCCAAACGCCCATGTCAGTGAGGCGGGAATTGCCATCCGCGATGGCGACCACGTGATCGACAACAACGGCACGCTGGACGACCTCAAGGCTCAGGTCGAGACCGCGTTCGACGCCGAGGGACGCGCCTGAACGGCAGTACACTGAAGGTCTAAGGAGCGACGAGTGGCTGCCATTTCTCGGGCCGAGGAAACAGTGTTCCGGACCACGGCGAATGGCCGGGTGCCGATCGCCTCCGCTTCGGACCGCCACAACCACGTTTTCTTCAACGAACCGCGGCGATCCGAGGGCATTGGCTGCATCACGTCGCGAACACCGGGGCAGTCTGCCACCGAGCTGATCATGCAATCCCGCCTCCGCAGGAAAGGCCTCGAAAAATGACCGACGCATCCACGACGATTGTCACGCTTCCCGAGGCCGGGTTTCTCACGCCGGGCGACGTCTACGACAAGGGCGCGGCCTTCATCGCGAACGCCCGCCAGGCCGCCTCCGACGGTCTCTCCTGGTCGGAGTTTTCCGAGCTGTCGTCTGCGCTCATGAAGCTCGCGACGAAGTTCCTCGACACCGTCCAGCGGATGACGAACGAGGAGAAGAAGGCCGCCGTCATGGACCTGGTCGGCCGGCTGTTTGACGCCATCGCCGGCTACGCCGTTCCGGTCTACCTCTACCCCATTTGGCCGTTCGCTAAGCCCATCCTCCGTGCACTCGTGATCGCCTTCGCGGGCGGAACCATGGAACAGATCCTCGAGCTCGTCCGAAAGGAGCCCGCCGCATGATCCGCGCCTGCATCCTCGCCTTGGTGGCCTTGATCTGCATCGGTGCCGGCTACGCCGAGACCGAGCCGCGTGATCAGCGGCTGGCGATGGACCTGCCGAAGGAGCTGCGGGCGTGGTTCCGAAACCCGGACGGCTCGTGCGTGCAGTGCTCAATCGGCATGTGCGGCGTCGATCAGAACGTCCCCGAAGCCGCGACGCTCCTCTGGGACACCGAGTACGGCCCAGCGGAACGCGGTGGGTCGTGGCCTTCGCGTGTCGCCGAATACTCCCGCCGGCGCGGCATCCGCATCTACAACGTGACGGGCACGCCCACGTGGGACTGGATGAAGTGGGCCGCCGCCACGGGCCGGCCGTGTGCCATCGGCGCCGGGACCGCTCATTTCCAGACGCTCGCCGGCTACGACCCAGCCGCCGGCCGCTGGTACGTCTGCAACAACAACTCGACCAGCCGCATCGACGAGTACGACGAAGCGGCATTTCGGCGGCTCCACCTCGCGAGCGGCCAGTGGTGCGTGATTCTCGATTACCCCCCTCACCCAGAGCGGCCGGCGTATCGGCAGTGGTGGTGACAGCAGAAGGAGTGCAACGATGCGATGGCCTGTGATTGTGGCAATCGTCGTCGCGATGTTCGCGGCGACCGGTTTACTGCGAGGCGATGAGCCCGCCGATGTCGACGTTGCGGAGGTGCTTCGCCTCGGCGACACCGTGCAGCACGTTTCTGGTCACCAGCAGAGCCCGAACGATCTGTTCGTCGAGGCGATGGCGACCCCCGAGGATGACTCCGGGAAGTGGTTCGTCTCCGTTCTCACGATGCAGGGCTGTGCCCCATGCGAGCAGCTCAAGGCTGACTGGAAGTCGAGCCAGCATCTGCTTGCGCTTGCCGACCCAACCAATCCGAAGCGATCTTGGGCCCACTACCAGGTCTATCCTCGGGAGGACAAGAGCCAGGCGTTTCGGTTCGAGGGGATCAGCGTCAAAAGCTATCCGACCGTGATCGTTCAGCCACCGAGGAATGGGCGGTTCGGCGACCCGAAGACCGTGGTCTACCAGGGTGGGTATGGAGGCGATCCCGAGAAGCTGGCCAGGCAGATCACGGATGCCGTGCGTCGATACGTCTCGCGAGTGCAATCCGCCTCGAGCCATGACTCAACCGCGTTCCATGGGTACGACCCTCCGTGGTCGCCGACTCCGAAAGATGACAACGCGCCCCCGACTGGGCCGGTGGTTTTTCCGAACGGCCTGCCGCTGATTCCACCCCCGTCACCGCTGGCGGGAGTCGCAGGCCTATCGACGGTGGTGATCGTCCTGGGGACGGTGGCACTGACTCTCATCGCAGTATTTTTCGCGTTGGTGTTGGTGCCGAGAATCTCACAGTGGCGGGAGGAGCGGCACCGGAAAGCCGTGCTGATGGAAGCGATGCTCTCCCGTCTATCGGCGCTCGACCAGATCGCCCCGACCGCGAACGCGTCTTCGACGGCTCCCGAGCCAAAGCCTTCGCCGAAGGCGTCCGCGGCGTGATTTCCTGGGTGTGGTGGATCGGGCTTCTGTTCTACGTGGGGCCAATCGTGCTGTTCATCGTCTGTTGCCTGACCGTTGCGTGGATGGCCTCGGCGGTCTTTCGCAACGTCATGCAGGCATTCAGGAAGTAGACCGACCGTGACGTTCATCGAAATCCTCGCCGCGTGGCTGTTGGCAGACTTCCTCTCCGGTGTCTTTCACTGGTGGGAGGACCGCTACGGCAACCCGGCTTGGCCGATCATCGGCGAGCATGTGATCCAGCCGAACATCCAACACCACACGGACCAGCTCGCGTTCGTACGGAAGGGATACTTCGAACGGAACTGGACGACGCTCCTGCCGGCCGGCATGGCGGCCTGCGTCGCCGGTCTCCTCGGCTCGCCGTTTCTGGCCGTGACGTTTCTCATGCTCGGCCAGGCAAACGAGATCCACGCGTGGGCTCACCAGAAGTGCAGACGGCCGATCCGCGGCCTGCAGCTCCTGGGCGTGCTCCAGTCTCCCGAGCAGCATGCGGACCACCACAAGCGGCCGTTCGATCGGAATTACTGCACGCTCACGGACTGGCTCAATCCCGTGCTGTCGTTCGTCGGCTTCTGGGACGAGCTCGAGGAGCTGGGGATCGACTGGTTCCGGATCTACCCGCGAGTGGAAAGGTGGCAGGCGTGATGCCATCCAGGCTCTGTGGATTCGACCTGCCGCTGGCGATCGCCGTCCTTGGGCTGGCCTTGGTGGCGTGTGCACAGCATGAGCGTCTCAAGGGTATGGAAGGGCGATCCGCGAGCAGTGGCCGCATCCAGAACCTCGAAGACCGGCACATGGAGCT